ACAAGATCTACACCAATTACACTTCCAGTCAATCCTCTACCAGCATTTGCAATTTGACCGATTGTACCAAAGATTGCCTTTGCAGTTCCACCTTCACCATTTCCACCAAAGATCTTAATCTTTGTACCACCACAACCGCCAAGTTGTGGGGGACCAGCAAAACAGTTTCCAAGAATACTTTGGAATCCAGGAACAGAAACACTTGGATTTGCAAAATCAAAGACTCCGAGAGATCCTATTGCGCCTGCAATGTCTTGAGCAGTGTTAATTGCTGCTTCTCCAATAGTCAATGCTTCGTTGGCAGTCTTCAATATTTCACCGATTGGAGTTCCAGCGTCGTCGCTTGATCCTTTTCCGATTACCCACTCGTCAGAAACAAGATTGAACTCTGGTGCAAGTGCCTCACAAGAAAGAGAGTCCACAAGACCAAGAAATGCATCTGCAGTGCTTCTTAACCAACTAAGGGGACTGAATCCCATTAAGATCTTATCAAGAGCACCAAGGAATGGTTGAAGAAGTTTGGTGACGCCACCAATAATATGATTCATTATTGCACCAATAGCTTGGTCTGCAATACATGAAACAAAGTTAGTTACATTATCGACAATGCTCTCCAAAACTCCCTTAATCATGTCACCAATTCCATTGATCACAGAGTTTGCAATACAAGGTATTGCATCAGATAGTTTCTTAACTGGACCAATAAACAGTGCTTGTGCAATCGTTCCTGCTTTAACTGCTATAGGATCACTACCTGTTGCTGCTAGAACAGTTGCATATACTCCGTCATAAAGAAGTTGCAGTCCACCTTTTAATACTGGTTCAAGTTTATCTGACAACTTCTTTGTCATGTTTTGAACTATACGCGAAGCACCTTTCTTGATGCTTGCAGTCATATTTTCAATCTCTCTATAGAGATCTTTCCTTACATTACCAATCCCTTTATTTACATCACCAAGGAAACCAGTGATTCCTCCAGTAATTTCGTTGACTTTTTTTACGAAATTGTCAATATCATTCTTAATGGTTCTAATTGCACTATCAGTCTTTTTTGAGGCAGCAGTAACTTTCTTACCAATAACACTAGATGAAGTTATTTCTTTCTTCGCTGGATCACCACCAGTTCCATTGTTTCCATTTATTTTATCAGCAGTTGCTTTATCTACTGAACGTGGTGACTTTTGAGCACCAGCATTTTGATCATTGGATTGACTGGTTGCTAATTTTGATCCATCATTCTTAATTCTTCCAGTGTATCCAGTAAAAGGTACGAATGGACCAACATAGTCTGTTGACGGGACAGAAGCAGTTCTTCCAAATACGCCAAGAATAACAGGGATCTGTGCATTGTCGCCATCAAGAAAGAATCCAAGAACAGAATCACCAGGAGCAATTTTTACAGACGTACCTCTGTTTGCCGCACCAGATCCATCACTACAACCAAGCAGTGCCTGTGCCCAAGGTAAATCATCGTCAGGAAGATCTACTACACTATATGGATGATACCCAAGAATACGAACTTTGAAACGATTGCCCCAACCACTTCCATTTGCTTGATTTCCTTGAGCGGATTGTGGAGCAACTTGACCAATCCACCAACGGAATCCGTCTCTTCCAATAAAATTAGTTTTAAGTAAGGATTCTTCTAGCATCAGCTTTCTTTGTTGTTTGTTCCGTATTGACCAAATGTATCTCTAATCAACTTCATAGAGGTATAAGAACCCTCTGTATCAAAGTGATGGCATAGTTCTTTAATCATATATAGACCACTAATATCAGTATCAAATTCTTTCTTTTTATTTACTGTTGTTGCTGGAAATAAACAACGAATAACGTCACCCGCTACTAATTTTGTATTAGAAGGTATCGTAATTGTCATTGTTTGGGTAAACATAATGTTGTATCTCATGATTGCCTGAGATTGATACTTAAATGGATCTGCGTTTTCTTCGGTTGATACATCTTTCTCAATGGTTCCAATGTCAACGATACCAGTAACCATTCTGCTTGGTATGTCTCCAAGAGTTATACTTTCACCCTCCCTGATAGGTGGCATTTTAAATTTTTCACCAAGGTTTTTGGACTTACCTGCATAGTCTCCTAACTTGAATGTACCCTTCTCTGGGTGAGTGAATGCAAATGTAAGAGGATTGAAATAACTTCGCTGTGTTGAGAATTGTCCCAAACGAAGTTTTTCTAGAAGGTTGTTATTTCTAGTTGTGATATGATTCAAAATTTGAAAATCTTGATCATTTTCTGAATCAGAAATCTCTGTTGAGTTATAGGTTGCTGCAGGTTTTTGTGTGATTAACTTGTCAACTGATCTGAAGTGATATCCTTTTTGTGTTTCGTAGAAAAAGTATCCTGCAGTTCCATCACCACTCACGTCTGGCACACCTTTTGATGCTAACCAAGTTAAAAGTGTGAATGGTTTTTTCATATTACCAATGAAACCATACTTATTTGAAGTTGGATCAATGTCAATATTTTTTGATGATACTAGATATTCTTTAATGATCTTCTCTGCTGATCCTGATATTGGAGAAGACGTTGGAAATTTTATGGGAACTCTAGAGGTTTCATTTGTAATTGCTTCTCTTGAACAGAGATTTAATACAAATGATTCCTGATTATCAGTTTTTATAACGTTAGTAATACTAGAAACATATAATTGTTTTCCATTTCCAGAAAAATCTAGTCCGGGATTATTATCAGAATTGCCTCTTATCTTGATTGATACTCTCTCACCACCTCTCAATGGCAATCCTTGATAGACACCCTTTCCGTCAATGACGTTACCAGTTGTAGTTATCAGTAATTTTACAGTAATTGTTGGAGAAAAAACGTCTTCATAATATTCTATCGCCTGAACACCTGGTCTTAAGTCTATCGTTCTATTTTTATTTGTAGTCGATTCTATAAGAATCTCATCATATTGTGAACTATCTGATGCTGCCATTATACGTTTCCTAGTTCCGTTAAGAGTATAAGATTCATGAATCTATTTAACTCATCACCAGTAGATAATTCTACTGATTTTGAAGGTGGTGGAGGTGGTCCACCACCCTCTCCAACAGATTGTTGTCTACCTGGAGGAAGAGTTGGGTCAATCATTGGAACTGGAATAGTTTTTGGTTGTCTTGTTGGAGTTAATTTCTGTGCTTGATTTGTTGTAGTTGTTTCTGTGGTTGTTTGTGTTGACGATATTTTTGCTGCCGTTGCTGGTTTTGATACGCCTTTAATCTCAGTAGAAGTAAGTCTGATTAAGGCAACATATGGATCTGCTTGCAGGTTTCCTCCATATGACATTTTATTATATCTGGAATCTGCTTCAAAGTGAATATGGGGTCCTGTCGATCTTCCTGTGTTACCTGTAATTGTAAATGATGTACCTGCTGGTACTTTTTCTCCTTGTTTGGTTATTAAGTGTCTAGAACTATGTGCAAATCTTAATTGAACTTTCAGAGATGGAACCCAAACGTCAATGACATGTCCATATCCATAACGTTCATACTTAGTGCCAAGTATTTCACAATCAACTCTCAAAGAAACATAAAGACCTGAAGCACAACCAATGTCAATACCACCATGTTGACCATGACTTCTTGGTACTCCTTGAAGACTGGTAATAACTGCTGGAGCACCAACAACACTACTTACATTCTCACCTTTTCTATAACGTGTACTCTTTTCTATTTTTGGTGCTGGACCAGAACGGAATGTTGGATTTGGTTCTTCCTTAAATTTCTTAAATGCTGCTTCTACTGCTTCTGGTTTAATTGTAGCTTTATTTCCATTATATCCTCTATAATAACTCTGACCTCTTTGGATAGATTGAACATAACCTTGAGTGGGTGCCAATACTGGAATACCAGCAAACTCCATTGCAAGTCTTCTTGCTGCTTCAGTTGGATTATTAATAATCATATCAGCAGTAATTCCACGACCTCTGATCAATGCTAATGCAATCTTATCTTGATTCTCTGGGCTAAAAAGATCTTTATCTGGATTCAATCCTGCTGCTTTTGCTTGACCAATTGGATTTGTGAGTTGATATCTACCAATAGCACCCCTTCCACCTTTAGTGCCGACTGCCCTATTCGCCTGAGCAATCGTCATACTTGTTAGATTGGGATTACTATCATTAGGAGCAATAGACGTGTACCCACCCTCTGCACTTCCAATAAGGTCTAGAACAGGTTTAAATCTTCCAGCAGCTGGTGTTGATTCGCTACCTCCACCTCCTACAGTAGAATCACCAGAGTCTCCTGTAATAAGTTTCTTTAGAAAAGTAGAAAGGTTAAAATTTTCAAAATCTTTAATCATTTTTTGAAGATCATTCAATATCCTTTGTGATGAACTTTCTACTTTATTTCTATTTTTTTCTGCCTCTGTTAATGTCCCGTCATTCGTAATTCCAAGTATTCTATTTAAATAAACGTCAAGACTTATGCCAAAATCTGAGAAGAATTCGCTTATACCGTTACTCCAGTTTTGCAATATGCTATTTAATTTGCGGATTCTTTCAATTAGTGATTGGACTGATTTAATAATTACTGGAAGATTAGTTAGAATCCATCCTACAAAAATAGTTCCAACAAAGTCCATAACTCTGCCGAGAAATCCCTTCGTGCTCGCAGATATTCTTCTTGTTGCACTACCAACTATACTACCAATCTTTCCAGACTCAATTATATCTTCTCTTTCTTTTCTTTGAACTGATTGTCTTCTTGCTTCAAATAATTCAGATTTTTTTAGAATAGATTTATTCTTTTCTCTGTTGCCAGAATCTAAGTCTTTTATAATATTAGTAGATGTTGAATTAGCACTTCTCAATCCATCGTTAAAAGACATTAGAGATTTTCTAATGTTCCCTAAGCTGTCGCTACTTTTTAGAAGAGATCTTTGTGCTTCTGCCATTATCCTGGGAGTACGTTAAACATGGTTATTGTATTCAACCTGTAAATATTACTTGAATCACTGGTTGAAAAACTTGGAACATTACCAACTGAACCAGTTGATCCAGTTACAACTTTTGGTGGAGAAGACTGTCCCCCTTGTCCAGATGGTATCGCTATAGGAATAATGTTAATCGGTTGTTCTGGTGGTGGTTGAGAAACTTTTTCTGCAATTCTATTTGTTTTCTCAACTGGAATAATATTAGAAGGTAATTTTCCAAGTTTGCTAATATAATTTTCGGTATCAATAAAGGATTTAACCTCACCAACAGTGAATCCCATTTCAAGGAGTGTTTTGTCTCCAGGGTTAATTTGTCCAGGACTTAATCCCCTTGACGGATCACCCTCTAATGGAACTTCTGCAGATTTAACATCTGTAATTTCTGATCCTGGTGTTGCTGTTAATTGAATTTCTCCCTTATGTTCATCTGATTCTGGATCAATTTTCTTTCCAGAAAGATCCTGCATTGGTTGAACTTTTGGTTGTGAAGCGCGAGAACTTATATTCTTGTTTTCTGTTGAAAAAATACTTTCCCCTTTACGTAGACTATCAAAAAATTCTACTCCACGCTGCTCTACAATATTAGCAGGCATTACATATTCTTTGTTTGACAACCATGCAAGAATCTGATCAATTCCCTCTTTACCATTTACCAAACCACCTTCATTATATCCTTGAGCACCAGGTGGTTTGGTTGGATCTGGTGGTGGAGGTGCCCCTTGTGGAGGTGGTTGAGTACCAGGTGGTCTGGTCGGATCTGGTGGAGCAGGAGGTTCTGGTTCTGGTTCTGGATTGGGAATCTCTGGTAGTTCGTTTCCAATGAGTGGAATATTTTTTATGTAATCATTATAAAATTCTATTGCAGTATTCTTAATAATAGTAAGAAAATCTCTTCCTGGTTTTGTAAACAATCCGACTGCAGCAAGTCCTGCAAGTAAAATACCAATTCTTCCAAAAGTTCCACTAAGAATTCTTAGAGCACCATTTGATGCAACAAAAACTCCAACAATAACACCGAGACCTTTTAGTACGTTTAACTTTACTTCATTAAGTTTTTCTGTATTGCCTTCTGCTTGTGCATTAATTGCATCAATTGCTTGAGTTGTTAACCAACCACCAATAAGACTTAAGAAAAATCCACCAAGACTTCCTAACGTAAATTGTGCTTTTGTTGCTAATTTTCGTGCAGGTTCTACAGCAGCATTTTCAATTTTCTTTTCAATTATACTTTCTTGCCCTTGGCGCAATTGTTCTTGTGCCAGTCTTCTTTCTTGTGCCTGTTCTGATTCTTCTTTTCTTCTTTCTAATGCCTGTGAGGTTGCTAAATTTGAACTAATTACTCGAAGAGAATTGTTTAGAGTAACAACCTGCTGATTTAGATTGTTTATACTACTTGCAACTAATCCAAGTTGTAATGAATTCTGATTGAGTAATTTTGTTGTAACTGGATCTGGCTGACTGCCAGCAGCTGCCGTAGCACGGGCATCTGCTGCACCCCTACTATAAGCTTCTGCCTCTTCTTTTGAATTAAATAACCCACCTGATGGAGTTGGTTCAGCCATTTTGCTGTGCTTTTAGATTTTCCTCTTCAATATATTGTTGAAGGAAAGATAAGTAAATATCTTTCTCCCAAGGTATCATATTTTCTAATTCTGTCAATGAATATTTATGGTGCTGCATCAAGGCAAAATTAACCCGAAAGTATGACTCAAGGTCAGTATGAGCCATACTTACGCGAAAAAACTTGCAAGTCCCTCAAGAACAACGTCACTTTCAACTTCAGTGTTTGGATTTTTAATTGTGATTGTATGTGAAAGTTTGGGCATTGTTGTAAAGAATTTCTCAATTTCTTTGAACTGTTTGGAATTCAACTGTTCAACAAATTCACGAAGTTCTTTTTTGGTGCAGTCCTTTGCAGACCAAGACTCTTCTTCACTATAAATTTGCTCAATAGAAGACATAATCACATTGAATGTTTCTTCAAGATTTACATCACTAATAGAGAAGTTATTCTTTACGAATTCTTCCATTGAAGGATACTTCATTCTCAAAGTCAGATTATCATCAAGTTTGATATCTTTAGAATGATCCTCGTCAATCAAAACTTGAATTTCGTCAAGATTAATTGTTACAGGAACCTTTGTTGTTCCATCGTCTGGGCAGGTTACTAAAACTTCTACCTCTTCTCCAACAGACTTTCCACGGATATTGAGGAACAAATATTCAATGTCAAAAGTTGATAATTCGTTAACTTTCACACCTCTACTAAGAATACATGACGAGATAACATCTTGCACAGCATTAGCAATCTGAGACAAATCTTCTGTCTCCATAGCAATGATTAAGACTTTCTCCTCTCTGACTAGAAATGGTCTATACTTAATTTTCTTTCCAGTCGAAGGAATTACCAACTCATAAGTTGGCGTATTAATTTTTGGTAAAGGCATTACAATCCTTACAAATCAGTTAAAATTATTTAGTGACCCATTTTGAGGGTTATTATATTTTACGGGATTGACTGATGGTAGACTGAGTAACTGCAGTTGAATTTAATATAGTGGTGTTTCCTTTACCAAAATAATCAGTACCAGTAAGTTTTACAGCTGCTCCATTATCTAACTTATTAGAAAGATCTGCAGTCTTACCACCAGCATAGGTAAGATTTGCATTGTTTCTCTGTAAAGCGTCTGCTCCAGTTCCAGTTCCAGAAGGACTTCCATCCTTGTTTCCAGTAATGTTTAGGAATTGTGCCAAAGAACTTGATTGACCAGAAACATATCTTTCATATTGGAATGTTGCTGATATCTTTAGTACATTGGATCCATCATAAGAAACGGTGGTGGAATCTAATGACAGTGGATACAATCCGAAGAATCTATATTCAATATATTTTTTATGGTCCTTTTCAAATTTTGTAATTCTAGTTTGATCACATTTGTATTGATCTGGATATTGCATTCTATAATAATATCCAGGAGTTAAATTACTTACGGCATCTGGACCAAATTCAGTACCACTGGACATAAACTCCATCCAGTGCTCAACAAACTTCAGTGCTCTATAATTATTGTCACAATAGAATTCCAAACTCATTGGCGTATAAGTTCTTGTGTGTGCAAATTTCTCTACAACGCCCATGTAATTGCCAACAACATCTGCTGTAGCAAATCCACTACCAGGAAGAATTGCTTTGCTGCATAGCAGACCTATTGTTTCGCTAATATATCTGGAATCAATGCCCCTTTCTGCCAAGTATCTTCTTAAGTTCCCTGGAAGACCAGCAAACTCAACCATATAATGGGAAGTTAGAGCGACGTTCCCTATAACTGATTTGAGTTCAGATATCTTTTTTGGTAATGGTCTAGGCACTCTAAATATCTTATAAGTGATTGTTTAGTTATTTAGATGTCATATAAGGGAAAATACAAACCTTCATATCCTCAAAAATACAAAGGCGATCCCACCAATATCATCTATCGTTCCTTGTGGGAACGTAAGTTTATGGTTTATTGTGATACAAATGAAAATGTATTGGAGTGGCAATCAGAAGAGTTTTGTATTCCCTATCGTTCTCCGATTGACAATAAAGTTCATAGATATTTCCCAGACTTCTTTATTAAGTATAAGGATGCCAATGGTAGAATCAAATCATCTTTGATTGAAGTAAAACCACTACGTCAATGTGCTCCCCCACCCAAACCCAAGAGACAAACAAAGAAGTATCTTGGTGAGGCATTTGAATATGCCAAGAATCAAGCAAAATGGGAAGCAGCAAGAGAGTTTTGTAAAGATCGTATGTGGGAGTTCAAGGTTCTAACAGAAAAAGAACTTGGTATCAAGTAATGGCACAACAAAAGAGAGAAACACTCTTACAAGCACAAAGAAGAAAACTTGCTGAACAGAGAGCAGCAAAAGCAGCAGCTGAATCAGCAGAAAGACCCACAGATACTGATGAAAATCGTAATAGAGTACGTGTAGTTGCAAATAGAGTCATTGGTGTTAGAGATCCTGACATTGTAATGGATCAACTTCTTAGAGTCTTGGAAAAATCTGAGGCACCAATTCCAGGAAAATTGTATGTTTATAAGTATGTTGCTATTACACCAGGTTTGAGATATGATAGGAATCCTGTTGTTCAAATGCGTAATCTTTCAGATAATGGATGGGTAGCACAGAACTTTCATTGGTTAGGTCGTGGACAATCAATAAGAAATTATCTTGCAAGTGAAGTTATTTCTGACGGAATTTATGAAATCTATCCCTCAGAATTAAGAGACGTTATGATGTTACCTATTAGAGATTTTAAAGTAGGTAGCTAAATACCTAAAAAGACCTATAATGGCAATACGTCCCTCTGGTAGAGAAGAAATGGTAGCGGCGAATATCGCCCGCGCCAGATCTAATAGAATAACACCTAAACCTGCTGCTAAGGCTCAAGACGCTGCAAAGTCTAATGAGCAGGGTGGTGGTTCTAAAGCAAGTCCTAACAAAGAGGATAATGGACCACAAGTCTATAGATATCCATATAAGGCATTGCATGATACCACGGATGCTTTATTGATTTCAATATACGAACCAATGAGAACCAGTGATGTTTTTGGTTTAAAGGATGTATTTACCGCTGGCAACCTAGATATTACAAAAATAGGAATTCCAAATTTCTCTGAACAATTTGAGAAAGAATCTAGAGGTAGAGAAGACAAAAAGAGAAAAACAAAACTTCAGTACATATACCTTCCAATACCTCAATCTGTATCAGATACCCTGAATGTGTCTTATTCTGAAGATACTTTGAATCCTTTACAAGCCGCAGGGTTGGCTGCAGTCTCGGGCTTTACTGATAACCCTGAAAAAGCAACAAAAGAAAGTATTAATGCTGTTAATAAAATATTTGAAGGAGAAATTAAAGGATTATCTGAAGAAGCTAAAAAAGCAGTGATAGCTGGATTCAGTGGAATAGCGATTAATAATCTTGGTGCCAATGTATCACCACAGTCACTGATTACAAGGGCAACTGGACAAATTTTACAGTCAAACTTGGAGTTATTGTTTAGTGGTGTTACTTTGAGATCATTTCCCTTTGTCTTTGATTTTGCTCCAAGAGATGAGGAGGAAGGTTATCAAGTAAAAGCAATCATTAGAGCACTTAAGCAAGGAATGGTCCCCAAAAAGGGAGATGCTTTATTCATTGGATCACCAAAAGTATTTCAGTTAGAGTATATTACTGGTCAAAAAGCACATCCATTCTTGAACAAATTCAAGGTATGTGCATTGACTAGTATGGCGGTTAACTATACTGCTTCTGGAACATATGCAACTTATGCAGATGGAACACCAGTTCACATGCAAGTTACATGTACATTCCAAGAGATTAATCCAATCTACTCTGAAGATTATGATGAAAAATATAGTGGACCTTATGCACCTGGTAATGACCCTGCAAATTCTGGAGTTGGTTACTAATGTCGTACTTTAGAGAACTTCCTGATATTTTATATCAGTCAAATCTTTTACATAAAACCTCTTCTAGAGAATATGTAAGAATCAAAAACTTATTCCGTAGAGTCAAACTTCAAGATAAAATTTCTGATAAAGTAGGATTCTTTGATAAGTATACAATTCTGGATATGCAAAGACCAGATATTGTTGCAGAAATCTTTTATGGTTCTGCTGAACTTGATTGGATTGTAATACTTACAGCAGGTATTACCAATATTAAAGATCAATGGCCTCTTTCCAACTATGATCTCTACAGATACGTAGAAAACAAATATGGTCTCACAGAAATGAACAATGTTCATCACTATGAAACCATTGAAGTCAGAGATTCAAAAGGAAGGTTGATCTTACCTGCTGGACAGATTGTAGATCAAAACTTCACAATTGCTCCTCCTTATAACGCTTCTACTGAAGCAAATTATTATACGGGAGTCAGACCACAGTCTGATAATATCGATTACAAAACGGTATCTGGTGATATCAATCCTGTAATTGGTGTTAGTAACTATGAATATGAAACAATAAAAAATGAAGAAAAGAGAGAAATTGAATTAATGAAACCCTCTTATCTTCAGCAGTTCTTAAATGATATGAGAAACATAATGTATTATGAGGAAAGTTCCAGATATGTTGATAGTAGATTAATCTACACTGACAACTCTCGTCTCATCGGTCCATAAAAGTTTTAGTTTCTTATCAAACATCATAACATATCGGTGCTTGCGGGAGCGGTCTTTCCATTCTCCCTCAGCACCTTTTATTTTGCCGCGTGAATGCTTGGTGCCGTCGGAGTAGTAGAAGTCTTTCTTAGCATCTGTAAGCCCACAATATTTAAAGTTGCAAGCACGATAAATTGTACCGTCGTGATACTCAGAATCAGCATAAGAAATGATCGCTGAGACTTCTGTGTCCTTGCGAAACTGTCTAATCGCTTTTGCAACGAACCAAGAAGTAATGTTGTACTCTTGTGACTGCGTATCTGGATGGATGCAGAGTCTAGAGAGTTCGAAGAGTCTTCGTTGTTCATTTCTTCCAAGACCAAATGCTCCTTGTGCGACTTCTGGAACGGGGAGTCCAGTGAATATAATGACTCCCTGAATACCACCAATATTTAGAGGAGAAAACTCGTTTTTCTTATAAAGACCGTAGTTATATCCTGATTTAAATCCTTTTGAAATGTCTTTCAAATAATGAAACCGCAGAAGTAACTCTGCGGCTTCGGATTTACTTACTCGGTCAATGTAATAATCGTTTTTCACTTGAACAGTAAGTTAATGTATGC